GCTGGAACTCAAACGGCAGGTTTAACTTTTGGAGGAGATGGTCCCATTCCTTCACCCGCTAATAGTAATGCTTCAGAAGAATATGATGGAACGAATTGGGCAGAAGGCAATAATTTAAATACAGCACGACAAGGATCACAAGGAATAGGTATTCAAACAGCAGCTTTAGCTGTTGGAGGCTATGTAAGTGCATATGTTGCTAATAGTGAAACTTATGATGGTACCTCATGGACAGAAGGTAACGATATTAATACAGCAAGAGGACGACTTGGTGCTTCAGGACTATCATCAGCAGGCGTAGTTTTCGGTGGACAAACCGCTCCTACCAGAGTAGCTAATACAGAAATTTATGATGGTACTTCTTGGACTGAAACTACAGATATGTCTACAGCTAGAAATGGGGGTTGTAGCTCTCCTGCTGGACCAATGGCAGCTTCACTGATGGGTGGTGGTTTTAGTACTGCTCGAACAGCAATAACCGAAGAATTTGCTCACCAAATTTTAACCTATACCCCTGCATCATGGGCAAGTGGTGGAGCTTTAAATACGACACGAAATAATATGGCATCCGCTGGAACTCAAACTGCAGCTTTAGCTATATCAGGAGAATCTGGAACTAATACTGTAAACGTAGAAGAATATGATGGATCCTCATGGACAGAAATAGCAAATGTCAATACTGCAATGAGAAGTGTAAGAGGTTTTGGAACAACAACTGCAGCGTTAAAAACAGGAGGTTTTCCTGGTTATGTTGACACCACAGAAACATGGAATGGATCATCTTGGACTGAAGTTGGAGATTTAAATCAAGGAAGAGCAGGGCACGCAGCTTGTGGTACAACAACAGCAGGTTTAGCCTTTGGGGGAGAAACTCCTTCATCTATAGCACTTACAGAAACATGGAATGGAACAGGTTGGACTGAAGTTGGAGATTTAAATACAGCTAGGGAAGAATTAATGGGTTGTGGTATACAAACAGCAGCGTTAGCTGCTGGTACTGTTACCGCTCCACGTCTCTTTGTAGAAACTTATGATGGGTCCTCGTGGACAAACGCAAATGATTTAATAACGGCAACAGGACAAGGACTTGTTGCAGGAGTTCAATCATCCGCTTTATCTTTTGGAGGAGATACTCCAGCAAGTCCTGGTGTGACAGCAATTACACAATTATGGGATGGTACTAATTGGAGCACAGCACCAAGTATGCCTGCTGCAAAATACAAACTTGGCGGTGCAGGAGCGTCTAATACATCAAGTTTATCTTTTGGTGGATTAAATGCAAGTGATGCTAATCAAACTACTACAGATGAATTTACAGGTGTAACATCAGCCGCAGAAGCTGCTGATATAGACTTTGACTAATATTTTAAAATAAGGTATAAAATGGCTATATGAAAGAGAAAAGAAATATTCACGAACTTATTGTAAAAGAAGAACCTCATCTTCATGAAATCTTAGATCCTGAACAAGTTGCAAAGTTTAAGACATTAACCAACGAACTCAGAGATACCTGGACAAAGAAACAAATGTTTAGAACAAAAACAGAAATGGAGTTTTCTGTGCTTAATGATGCTAAGTATCCAACGAATGCTGCAAAGTATTGGCAATGTGTAAGAGAACAAAATACACACATGGAAAATCTAATGCACTTATCTTTTGACGCTCGTAAAAATGATATTGAAATAAAGCAAAAGTTAAAAGAATTAGAAGAAGAAACAGACGAGTTAAAAAAAGAATTGATTCAAGTAGAAATAGACGAGAAAACTTACGGTAAAGCTAGTATGCAACTCGTAGCTGCTCACCGTATGAGAGAGGTAACGGAGTGGTCTAACTTTAAAAAGATTTATAACGATGGTACATTTGATGATAAAAATGTAGATACTCATCAACTCTTATCTTATAAAAAGATTATGAAGAATAGAAAGAATACATTAACACCAGGCTCTTCGCAACCTGAGGTGTTTAACGTCTTAGGACAAATGCAATCTATTGAACGAATAGAAGAAGAAAGAAAAGCTCTAGGTCATGAAAAAAAGAAAGCCATCAGTGAAACTCCCAAATACGGAAAACAATCTTAACTTTAAATTTATTTGGTTAGGGCAAACTATTTTAAAATATCAAGTCCCTTTAGATATTTTTAATACTCTTAACGGAATTTACGAAACCAATTTTGTTAATCTTCCTGATGCTCACAAGCAACTCGTGGGTAAAATAAGAAAAGAAAATTCTTTATTTTTTGGTGGTGCAAATAATAATAAAATGCACCGACATAATTTACTTCCTCCTTATGTTTTAAATTGGTTTGAAAGTAAATTTAGACATTATTTAGATTTTAATACAATACATCCTTATAAACTTTACATGCAATCTATATGGATTAATGAAATGAAAGCAGGAGAATACAATCCTATTCATATTCATCAAGGAACCATTTATACAGGACTCTCATCAGTTATGATGCTTAAACTTCCTAAAGATATGGGTCCTGAATATGCAAGACCTGATACTCCTTTAAATGGTAAGTTACAAATAGTAGGTGCAGCTAATGGTCAATTTGTCAAATCTGACTATTCACCTATTGCAGCAGAAAGAGATTTTTATATTTTTCCTTATGACATGAGGCATTGTGTCTATCCTCATACTAATCCTAATGTTTTGAGACGCACGCTTGCAGCTAATATGGATGTAGATTATAACCCTGTTAGTACAAGGACAGCAGGATGATACCTACAGAACCTACTTGGAGAAGTTATATTGCTGAAACAACTCAGCCTATTTTTACGCCAAAGCAATGTCAGATGGTGATTGACAAAGGCATGAGTTTAAAAAAAGAAACAGCAGGAGTAGGCATGGGCAATCCTAAAGGAAGCGGAGTTGATCCTGAAAAAAGAATAACTACGATTAGCTGGATTCCTTTTAAAGAAATGCCAGAAATGTATCGTGATATTGAAAAGACCATGCTTCAAGCCAACAATAATCATTTTGGTTTTGAAGGTATGCGATTAACCGAACCTGGTCAATTTACTCACTATCTTACAGGTGGATTTTATGAATGGCATATGGATAATGATGTAATGGGAAAACATCAGCCTCCTGTTCGTAAAATTTCAATGACCCTTTTATTATCTGATCCTTCTACCTTTGAAGGTGGAGAATTAGAGTTTATGAGTAAAGGTAAGACTGCAAAGTTAAAACAAGGACAAGCGATCTTCTTTTCAAGCTGGTTACAGCATCGAGTTAAACCTGTAACTAAAGGAGAACGATATTCTTTAGTCATGTGGTTTGGAGGTCCATCCTTTAAATGATTACCGAGTATCATTTTCCAACACCTATTTATATAAAAGAGTTACCTAATGCTCTTCAGTTGAATCAATACTTAGAACAGCAAATACTTAAATGGAAACAAAACGATCCCAAAGGTAAAAACCGAACCAATGTGAATGGTTGGCATAGCACAACTGATATGAATTTAAAAGAAGAGTATAATGTTTTAACAAAAGAACTCTTTGCTATGCAAGATGAAATATTTAAAAAAGAATTTTTAACACAAAAACCTGCCCTTGGAAATATGTGGGCCAATATTAATTATCCTGGTGGATACAATAGACCTCACTTACATCCTAATGCATTATTTTCAGGAGTCTATTGGATTAAAACTCCGGTTAAATCAGGTAATTTAATGTTATATGATCCAAGACCTGGTGTTCATACCACCATGCCTAATCGTAAAGAAGGACAACTACCTTCTCAACTATGGAGAGAAGTTCATTATGAACCTCAAGCAGGAACTGCTATTATGTTTCCTGCTTGGCTTTGGCATGAAGTAAGAACTAATGAAAGTAATGATACTAGAATATCAGTATCGTTTAATTTCCTACAACGATGATAGAAACAATTTATACAGAACTTCCTTTTGAACAAATTGATTATTTAGATCGCCCTGAATTTTATCAAGAAGGAGAAAAAGAATTTAAAGCGGCTTTAACACAGTCTATGCAAAAATATGGAATGAAAGATCCAGTGTATTGTTGGGCTAATGGTAAAGCTTATGGAGATATTATTAAAACGATTGTAGGAAATAATAGAATGTCGGTTGCCAAGGAATTAGGTATTAAAACTATTCCTGCAATTGTTACTAATTTTAAAGCAGACACACTCCCGATTGACGGACGAGTTTTAAAAACCGATGCAGAGATTAGAGAACTCTTTCATTTACCTAAAGATCTTGAAATTCGAAGAGATACAAATGGAGACGTAGAGCAAGTCATGCCTGTGTATTATATGAAAAAAGGAGTTCGAGAAGAATATGTTTAAAGAAAAAAAATATACCGTGATTAAAAAAGCAATTTCTTTTGAACTTGCTAATTTTGCTTTTAACTATCTCTTGCTTAAACGAGAAGCTGTAGCCTGGATGCATAAGAATAATTACATATCAGAATTTACACCAGGGTTTGGTACTTGGAAAGATAAACAAATTCCTAATACCTACTCAATTTATGGCGATACCTTTATGGAAACGTTAATGATGAAGGCATTGCCCATCATGCAACAACATACGGATATGAATTTAGTTCCTTGCTACACGTACACTCGAGTGTATAAAAAAGGAGATATACTAAAAAGACATAGTGATAGACCGAGCTGTGAAATATCAACTACACTTCATTTAGGAGGAGAACCTTGGCCTATCTTTTTGGATCCTACAGGACAAAAAACAGTCATTAATGAAGAGAAACAAATCATTAAACCCGATGCTCCTAAAGGTATTTCTATAAATTTAGAGGTAGGAGATATGCTAGTCTATAGCGGTTGTGAGTTAGAGCACTGGAGAGAACCTTTCGAGGGTGATCATTGTGCCCAGGTTTTCTTGCATTATAACAACATTGATGGTCCTTTCGGCACTCAAAATAAATTCGATAAAAGACCTTTATTAGGCATTCCAAAGTAGTTGATCTCATTTCAAATATGTTATAATTATAGCATACGGATTTTAGTATGCTTCAAAAGATCAATATAGCACCAGGATTTAATAAACAAGTCACAGCTACAGGCGGCGAAGGCCAGTGGGTTAGTGGCGACTATGTGCGTTTTAGATACAACTCACCAGAGAAAATAGGGGGTTGGTCTCAATTAGGAGATAAAACCATCACAGGACGAAACACAGCATTACACCATTTCGTTAATGCGAGTGGTATTAAATACGCTGCTTTAGGAACAAACCGATTTTTATATATCTATTCTGGAGGTGCTTTTTATGATATAACACCTCTTAAAAGCACAACAACATTAACGAGTGCTTTTACAACAACCAATGGATCCACATCAGTTACAATCACATTTGCAAGCGCTCATGGAATTACTGCTGGGGATATTATTCTTCTTGACAATTTTACTGCTATTACCAATTCTAATTTTAGTTCTGGTGACTTTGACGATTATAATTTCATGGTCACCACCGTTCCAACCACAACAACAATCACCGTTACAATGGGATCAGCGGAAAGTGGATCGGGAGCAACCACATCCGGAGGCATAAGAGTAAGA